ACTCCAGCTACTTCAGGACAATCTGAATACCTAGTCCAAACAGCACCAGGCGTTGGTTTGTATAAAGGTGACCCTGCATCTATTCAAGATGCTTCAGGAGCACAAGGATATGCACAAGATGCATCTTTTACACTTACTGACGATGGTGGAGCCGGTGGATCTTCATATACGAACGCAACAGAAGCACTTTTAATAGGTGTTCTTAACGGGTTCTTCTATATTGATTCAACTGGAAAACCAACTTTCGCTAATTCAGTTCCAGCAGGAACTACAACTAGCGTGAATTACAATACAGGTAGTAATGATATTACTGCTTTTGTAATTGATAATCCAAATCAAGAGTATGTAGTAAAATTAGACGATGCTGTTACACAAGCAGGATTCGGACTAGCTACTTCATATAACATTAACAACTGGACAGCGTCATCTAATAAAGACGGTCAATCGATCGCTACTTTAGATACGACTACTCCAGCATCAACAAAGATGTTTACATTAGTAAGATCTGCAAATGACCCAGAAAATAAAGATATTTCTGTAGCAGGAGCAAACGTGATCGTTACTATTTCTAAAGCGTCTGCGTTGTATAATTAATAGCGAATAGGAGATAAATAAATATGGCTATATCACGAGCACAACTAGTTAAAGAACTAGAGCCAGGTTTGAATGCACTATTCGGCTTGGAGTACAAACAATACGTAAACGAAGCAGCAGAAATTTTTGATACTGAAAATTCAGACAGAGCTTTTGAAGAAGAAGTAATGTTATCAGGATTCGGAAACGCAGCTGTAAAACCTGAAGGTCAAGGTGTAACATTTGATGATGCACAAGAAACTTTCACGGCTCGTTACACTAACGAAACAATCGCATTAGCGTTTGCAATCACAGAAGAAGCTATCGAAGATAACTTGTATGACAGACTAGCGTCTAGATATACAAAAGCGTTAGCAAGATCTATGGCGAACACTAAACAAGTTAAAGGAGCAGCGGTTCTAAATAATGCATTTAGTAACACTTACGCTGGCGGTGATGGAGTAGCACTTTGTTCTACAGCCCACCCAACTCTTGCTGGAACTTTCTCTAACGAGTTAGCAACTCCTGCAGACTTGAACGAAACGTCTTTAGAGCAAGCTCTAATTGACATCGCTGCGTTCACAGATGAAAGAGGCCTAAAAATTGCGGCTAGAGGAATGAAATTAGTAATTCCTTCTGCGCTTCAATTTACTGCTGACAGACTAATGGCGTCTCAAGGCAGAGTTGGCACAGCTGATAATGATATCAATGCTATTAGAAACATGGGAATGATTCCTCAAGGATACACAGTGAATCACTTCTTAACTTCTAATAAAAAATGGTTCATTAAAACAGATGTACCAAATGGTCTTAAACATTTCATGAGATCACCTATCAAAACTACTATGGAAGGTGACTTCGATACTGGAAATGTTAGATACAAAGCTAGAGAGAGATACGTTTTCGGATTCTCTGACCCTAGAGGTATCTTCGGATCTGACGCAGTATAATCGTTAGATTATATTTTCTAAAAAGGGAGGTCCTTGTTGACCTCCCTTTTTTTATGTGCTACATAAAACAAATCATGAAAAAATTCCTAGTACATATTTGGGCTTACAGTCACCATGCTGAATTTGAAGTTATGGCTGAAGATAACTCTGAATCTGTTGAAAATGCTATACTTGACAAAATAGGAGAAAAAAGTATAAAATGGGAAAATCTCGGCATCTCTTATGATCCGAAGATCAAACGTATAACTTTTGAGGAGGTTATAAATGATACAAGACCTATACAGACAGAAAAGGTCCTTGGAGTTGAAGTGGGAACAAGAGTATCTTGATAACGGCAAGTATACTCTGGATATGGTTCAAATAGATAACAAAATTAAAGAAGTTATCTTTGAAATCAAATCTGAAGAAAATAAGATAGCAAATAGAGATGCTATTTTTTTTAGTTCTGCTCCAGAAGTTTCAGTAGCTACTTAATAATAACAAGCTACATCGTTGAAATTAGCAAGTTCATATAAGGATACCTTGCACTCTTCTAAAAATTAAGCTATATTACTATCACTATATATAAACTTTGATACAGACGCATATAGTCGACGGCCTAGAGACTGTATCATACAAACTAGGAGAATATAAACATGGCAAACACAACTTTTTCAGGTCCAGTAAAATCAGATAATGGATTTATTGCACCTTCATACACTTTAGTAGGAGCAGCGGCAATTAGCTCACCAGCTACTGGTTTAGTTATTTACGTTTCTGATGCAACTGGTTCAGGAGTTACTGGATCCCTTTGTTTCTATAACGGAAGTGATTTTATAGACGTTACTACTGGTATTGCTGTAGTATAATTATTAAAATTAAAAGAGCTCCTTCGGGAGCTCTTTAAACAAGGAGATTTAAAATGAGTTTTAAAAGCGATATACAAGCAACTAGATCAGATGCTGCCGCGGGAGCAACTGCTATTATTGTACAGCCAATTCGTTTAAGAGGAATTATTATTGCTTCCGATGGATTGGGAGCAGGTTTGTTAGAATTAACAACTACTTCAAATTCTGGAACAACTTTATTTATCGGTGATGTACCAGATGGTGATGTTATTAATATATCTTTTCCAGAAGATGGAATTGTTTTTCCACAAGGAATTTATTGTAAAACAAAAACTAATATTGCTGCTTATACATTATTGACAGATAAATATTCTGCCCCAGGTTTAACAGCAGGAAATTAATAAGTCATGGCGACTATCAATTATACAGTTACCGTAGCGACGGGGACTAATTCTTTTGGTACAGGAAATAAATTTTACGTTAATGGTAAAGTTAGTCCTGAATTACCTTTGAATGAGGGACAGACTTATATATTTGATCAGTCAGATTCTAGTAATACAGGATATAAACTTTTATTTTCTGCAACTAAAGACGGAACTAATATTGCAGGTGGAGTTGAATATACTACAGGAGTAGTAAAAGTAGGAACCCCTGGAAGTGCAGGAGCTTACACACAAATCACAATCGCTCCAGTACAAAATATCAGCGCTCCGGTATTATTCTATTACGCTTCTACATTAGCGGGTATGGGTAACCAAGTACAAACTATTGCACCTACTTCAGGCGCAACTGATTTTGATCCAGAGATAGATGAGATTATAGATGAAGCTTATGAGAGAACTGGTTTAGGTGGAACGCGAACGGGTTATGAATTAAGAAGCGCAAGAAGATCTCTTAATATTATGTTTCAAGAATGGGGAAACAGAGGGATTCATTTATGGAAAGTAAAATTAGCTAAAATACCATTAGTATTGGGACAAGCTGAATATAGTTATGCAGGTGATACTATTAATTTTCCTAGTGATGTAAATGAAGTATTAGAAGCTTTTTATAGAAATAATTCAGATCCAAGTAATCCACAAGATATTTCACTTACTAAAATTGATAGATCTACTTATAGTGCTACACCCAATAAATTAGCACAAGGAACACCTTCTCAATATTACGTAGATAGAAAAAAGAGTCCTAGTATATTTTTATACTCAACTCCAAGTGCTAGTGTTTCAAGTACTTCTACACCATCTAGTTATCAATTTTGTTTTTACTATGTAGCAAGAATACAGGATGCAGGTGGTTATATGAATTCATCAGATGTAGTTAATCGTTTTTATCCATGTATGATGTCTGGACTTGCTTATTATTTAAGTATGAAATTTTCTCCGGAAAGAACAATTGAGTTAGAACGAATTTATGAAAGTGAAATGTTAAGAGCATTAGATGCTGACAATCAAGGTACTTCTACTTTTATTTCACCTAAAACTTTTTATGGAGATGGAGTATTATAATTATGGGTGTTTATGCTAAAGGAAAACACGCTTACGCTATTTCAGATAGATCAGGAATGAGATTTCCTTACAAAGAAATGGTTAGAGAATGGAATGGATTTTTAGTTCATGTTTCAGAATATGAAGCAAAGCAACCTCAATTAGAACCAAAACCAGTTGGTAGTGACCCACAAGCTTTATACAATCCAAGAGTACAACAAAAAGATACACCACAATTAATTTTATTACAGGATAATCCTTTTACTAGTGTTATTGCAAGTGGTGTTACTTATATAAATGTTTTTTCACAAGATCATCAAAGATCAACAGGGGATGTAGTTAGATTTAGGGGCCCGGTACAAGTAATTACTCCAGGATCTGGATTTTCTAATATACCAACTTTTGATAATGTAACTGATTTAAATAATGTAAATGGTTTTACCATTACAGTAGGACAAACACAATCTGATGGAAGTGTTGTTACTGCTCCTGGAAATTTAACAAGTCCTGAAAATTATTTCTTTATAACTAGTACCAGTAATGCTACAAGTGGAAATATTAAAGGTGGTGGATCTAATTGTTCAGT